TGTTAAAGTAGATTTTCTTCATTATTTCTCCAATAATGATTTTACCAGCGTCTTCATTCAAGTACGGTAATTGAGAAATGAAAGATTGTATTTGGTTTTCAACATTCTTCATATAGTTAGGATCGTTAATTAGTCCCGAAAGATCTTCGTTACCAAAGTTCAATGCTAACTGAACGTTAATGTCGTTGTAGTTGTTCTGTGTATTGTTATTGATGGTACTATTGTCTATATTATTGATGTTGTTAATAGTATGTGGTGCAGATTGTACTTGTATTGGTGGTGTACATTTAACGTACTTGTTATGTTTCCATTTAGCTTGTTGAGTTGTAAATTGTGTCAAACATATCTCGCATTTTTTTGATTCTAAACCATTACATTTACTTTCGTGATGTTTTAATCGTTGATTTGAAGACAATACTTTATTACATTTAATACATTTGAATCTTAGGCTGTTATTTTGTTGAATAGGGCTGTTATTTTGTTGAGCAGGGCTGTTATTTTGTTGAGCAGGGCTGTTATTTTGTTGAGCAGGGCTGTTATTTTGTTCATCTTCTAAAATATTAAAATTAACATTAAATCTTCTTTTACAAGGTGTTTTTCTATTTTGGTGTCTACGCAAATCGCTCAGTCTTTTAGTAGTATATTCGCAATAATCACATTTATAGAGCATTTTATATAACGCAGTTTAAAATTTTAAATATAAATTAAAGACCGTATCGCAAGACTAATGAGTCATTATTGCACAAGGGGGGGAATTTTTTTTTGAAATATAAATTCCATTCCCCATTTTTATTTTTGGATTTTGGTTATCAAAATTTATAAATTTTTTATAAACTTTTATATAATTGCTATATCAAGATATATTAATGTAATTTATCAAAAAATTCATCAATAAGACATATTATATAAATATTGTGACAAAAAGTAAGATTGTGTGAGACAATTTCGAAATTTCCAAATGATCAAATCAAAAAATATTTTTTTTATTAAATTTATATAATTGGCTTTATGGAATAATTTATTTAAGCTGGAAAACAAGTTATGTATTTGAAAGATGATTGTTCAAACAATAATTGCGAATCTAATATTGTATACGATTGTTATGTATTTTGCTTATTTACTCGTGATGACGAGAGTAGTAAATATTAAATTACTGGATTTGTACATTTAATTAAGTGTAAATAAGATTCTATTGGAAGTAAGTTCGTAGGATTGGTTGGATCTAATTCGACTATAGTCATTGATTTGTATTAAATTATAAAACTTTCATAATTACGACTCCTGAACCACCTTTTCCATAATATCCTTTACCTTGATATCCTTCACCTCCACCCCCACCTCCTGTATGGGGTAGTGCATGTAAGGCAGGTGACGTATTATTTGCACCACGTGATGCACCACCTAATCCACCATTACCACCATTTGTTGACCACCCACCCCCACCTCCTCCACCAGCGAACCAAGATTCATTGTTTACAACATGACCATAAATTGCACCATCAAAGATATCTGTAAAATTGTATGTAATACCATCCTTTGTTACTTCTTTTAAACCAATTCCACCATGCCCACCACTTGATTCATTCTGTCCAGCTCCACCAGCACCCCCACCACCTGCACCTATATTTCTTTCCCCACTAAGTCTACCACTGTGTCCATTACCACCTCTGTGTCCTTGTCCGGATATACTACCTCCACCACTAGCTCCAGAATAACCAGTTGCACCTCCCCCGGATCCACCACTAAGTCCGGGTCCGGGCTTAGCACAATCTGTACCGCCTCTACCACCACCAATTGCAACCTCTAAATCAGTAATACTTGTATTGTATCCATTTGAATTATTTCCACCATTGCCTACAATAACAGTTACTGTAGAGTTTAGTTGTGTAGATGGATAAAATACATAACCACCAGCACCCCCGCCACCACCGTGATAACAACGCGCACCACTACCCCCACCAGCGACCATCAATATATGAGCGTTCATTTCATTTTTTGGAACAAATTCATATGTTGTTTTAGTTGAATCATAATTTACAGATATTATTTCACCCCAATCATATTTTCTAGGAGATATATCAGAAAATATATATCCTTTAGTTGATGCTGATGCACTATCAACTATATTATATTTGTTCGAACTATTGGTAAAAGAATCGTGATGAAAAGCAATTGCCCCTTTAAAAGGAATGATGTGTTTTTCAACAGATACATTCGTTCCGTCGCTAGCGGACACCACAACGTTGTAAAAATTCCCGTTCACCAAAGGCGTGGTGCTGCCACCGGACAGGTCCGTGTAATAACCCACGTTCATCACAAAGTCAGTAAAGGCACCCACGGCGTACTGGACGGATGTAACACCAAGGTCAGTTCCGTTCGTGTTGACAAAACTGGTGAGCGCCGCTTGGTCAGCATCTACAAGGTCAAAAGCTGGGTCAAACACGGCAACTTTTGTGTCTGTAATGTTCGCAACACTGGAGAAGACTGTACCGGAAATTATTAGTTCGTTATTGACCACCACCTCACTCACAGAGGATATGGTGACGTGAGGAAGATTATTTACTGATTCTGGTGGATATACAATTCTCGTATCAATATCGTCGTGTAAGGGAGTGCCATCCGTACCGTACAAGTACACCTTGGCGTAGTTCACTGCACTGCTGTCAACCACGTTGTCGTTAATGTCGATAACCTTGGGAATACTCATATTGGTGAGGGTTGTGCCCGATAACCTGTCGGCACGCACCCAGATCTGGTGATAGGTGTTGTCGTCATCCGCAGCACCCGCTGTTCCGTGCAAATACTCGTCTATCTCGTACACCGCTTGTGCACCATCATAACCAACCCAGAAATAAGCATTCGCGTTGTATTTCATACTGAATAACATACTACTATCCCCACCTGTATTAATGAGCATATCAACGGATTGTGGAATGTAAGTCGCGGAGTGTTGGGGTTCTACATCTGCATACCCAGATGCAGAATCGTATAATGTGTAGTCTTGTGCCCACGTGGTCGAATCGAATGTCGGTTTAACGTGTTGTCCGTATCTAAATCCTTCAATCAACAATTTATGTTTTGTCTTGAAGTGAGCCACACGATCGTGAGAAGACGTCTTCGCCACAAATCTCAGTTCAATTCCGTTTTCGTCATTTAGTTCAGAGCCAAGGTATTTGCATAGTTTATCGAACAACTCGTTACTTGCGTGTCCCCAAGAGGCTTGGCCCGGTTTGCCCTCTGGAAAATCAGGATTCTCTACACCATCAACCTTTACGTACACATTGTTGAAATCAAGACTGCCGTCTGTAGGTAAAACGGGTAATCCGTCGGTAACGTTCCTAACTGTAGATTGAGGTGTTGTGTCGTGCTTGTGAATGTAGTTGAGAACCAATATCCAAGGTGTCTTCCCGTTGTCAGCATCTGTAACATCATCGATTGTTGTGTCATACATATTTCCGTCTATTTCGATCTTAGACACGGATCCCACTTCGTCACTAACCACCAACTCAGCGTTGTCCTTGTGAGTATTGATTAATTGAATCGCTTCTGTGTCACTGGTAATTTGCTTGGTGGTAGCAATCGCGTAATAGGTTGTTTGGTTGGTCTCGTCGGCTAAGACATCACCACTCATTTGAAGACCTTCACTTGTAAACTCAGTGGATAAGATAGTGGATCGAATATTAGATAAAAGTGGGAAGGTATAGTTCTCGATATGAATAGCTTCGTTGCCCGCGGTATCCACAACAATTATACATACACGATAGTGAACATTCACATCAATAGGTTCTGTATCTGTGTTATCCAATGATACATAAGCGTTGTCCTCTTCGAAGTCTGGTAGGGTTTCTACGGCTAATTTCACGGCACCAACACCACTCAAAGGAGTACTATTGGTTTCGATGAAAGATTTAAGTAAATTGTTATCGGTTAACTCGACAGTACCCTTGAACACCACAGGAGGATATACGACATCAATGTCCGCGTCACTCGAGAAGACGGTAATACCCGATATGGTTGCTTTTTCGGTGATGTTGTTGAAATAGGTGTTTTTAATTGTGACGTGAGGTTTGTCCATTCGTTGAATCGGTTCATATGGGACAACTGTGTTGTCTTCGGGTATTTCTATTGTATAAATGTTACCACCTGTACCATCTAAATGTGTATAACTATCAAAATACCATAGATATCTATTCATATCAAACTTCACAGTTTGTTTGTAATAAGAGAAACCTATAGGAATATCAATAACATTATCGTTTTGATCTAATAGAGATCCTTTGTTGTAAGAGATGGTACTGTGTTTTATCCAAGGATCTCCATCATTTTGTTTGTTGTAGATAGTCATATCTACAGGGAAACCCATTTCCTGAACATCAGTAGAACCGATGTTCATAATAGTCATAGTCTTTGCGGAGTTGTAAACGTAGTCAAGGGTCATAGGACCTTTAGGAGTTAAGTGATTGAATTGCTCCGAACTTTGTGGAGAAAACACGTTGTTATGTACACGATTATAGGTTGAACTAACAATACCGTTTACAGCTACATCAAGAACCAACGGTACGTAAACACCGTCGCTTTCTGTCAACTGTAATTCTGTAAACCGAGGAGCTCTAGTTGATGCTTTGTCTTTTACAGTGATAAGTTTTCCACTTAAAGCACTATCTGTATAAGAATGAATTTGAACTCGCCAATACTTCGCAGACGCGTTCCATTCCACAGAACTTGTTATGGGTACTACTGTATTCTTATCTATATCGTCGTGTAAGGGAGTGCCGTCCGTGCCGTACAAATAGACATTCGCGTAGTTCACAGCGGTACTGTCGACAATATTGTTGTTGATGTCGATAATTTTAGGGATGGATATGCTGGATGCGTCATATAAAGAAGGTATATTCCATTTACCGTGATTAGCAGCCAATGCGGTAGCAATACTGGTGAGATCACCATCACCTGTCAAAGCACTCATTGATGTATCTTCGTAACTTGCTAATTCGACAGTACCTGTTGAATCCATTAATGCGAACCTGAAGTTCCATGCATAATTGAGACGAGTCCAAGTAATGTATACACTCTTAAGGTCACCACTGATATCACCTAGTTTGATAACAGGGTTCCCAGTTCCTGCTTTATTGTCACTGAAAGCACTATTTCCTACAGAAGTCGAATTGAGAAGTTCGTCCCACTGTCGTTCACTATCAGCTGTTGAACTATCATATAATAAGGTGGTGTAGCTCAAACGAGTACCATATTCTGTTGTGTAATCACCAGATGATCCTGGCAAAGCGTTATAAGTATCATATAACAATATAGCGAATAGATTGTTGTTATTTGTACTGTTTCCGTCTGGATTTAACATATAGACCCATAATTGATAAGGTCCTTGTGGTGGTGAGACAGTTATCTTAGCGTTTTCATAGGTTTCGAATAGTCCAATAGCATCTATGTCGGATGTCAGTTGTTTGGTGGTCGCGATGGCGTAGAAAGATGTTTCGTTGTTTTCGTCCGCGATAACTTCACCACTTATTATCAAGCCTTGGTCGGTAAACTCAGCAGATGTAATGGACGTTTGGAGAGTGGATACTGATTTGAAAATTGGGTTAATTTTTTCAGTTATTTTGAATTCGGTATTGTAGTAGATGAAATGATCGTTGTTATGTGAACTATTATCACCAACAGTCAACTTCATTTGATTAAATGGCGTAATATTATGATCTGTGATGGTTTTAATTGTATTATAAACGATATTTACATTATTAAATTCTAAACCATTATTTGTCAAATAACTCCAACTCAATCCATTATCACTAGATAATTCTATAGTTATATTGATACCATTTGTAGTAGCTGAAGAAATAATAGTCATTTGAGTACTAAATACATCATACTCGGTAATATCGAATACCAGAATACTGTATCCACCATCTACAGAATGTTGATATACCCATGTGGGAGCGTGTGTTACATTTTCTGTTATAGATCCAGTATTAAATGAAGTACCCCATGACATTACAGAATAACCGTATGTTAATTCGGTACTGACATATGTACCTTCTAATAATTTATTATTCAAACATAGAGTCCGGAATGTTATCTGTTGTTGTACTTCTGTATACTCTGATTCGAGGAGTTCTAAACCAACATTACCATCTTTATCTGTAACTAACATACCTACTTGGTACATTCCGTCACTTGTTATCGGTTCTGTATTTGCATTGTCCAATGATGTGTATACATCACCGATTTCAAAGTCGTCGAGTTGTGCTACAGCCCATCTCACGGGCGCGACATCACTCAATGGTGTGATGTTGGCCTCGAAGAAAGTCTTCACTAAATTAATATTTGTCAAATCCACACCTTCTTTGCTGAACACCACTGGAGGGTATACCGTCTCGATATCCGCGACACTCGAGAAGACCGTAGTGCCTGATATGATGGCTTTTTCGGTGAAGTTGTTGAAATACGTAACGGGCATTGTTACGTAAGGGAGAGAATTATTGAATGGATCAATCACCTTTTTATCAATATCGGTGTGTAACAGAACACCATCGGTACCGTACAAGTATACATTGGCGTAGTTGACCATAGTGCTGTCAACGATTTGGTCGTTAAAGTCAATCACTTTAGGAATCTTCGTCGACACCGAAGATAGTGGTATAGAAATATTACAAGGATTATTGTAATATGTTTCGTTAGTGTCTGTGAAGTCGATAGAAGCTAACCAATCTCGTGAATCAGGATAGAGTCCAGATTCGCCGTTGAAACGCGGGTCTTTTTGAAGCGTTTCTATTTCATGAACTGATGTTGTTCCATCGTTAAAGTTGTAAACAATCTTCATATCCGGTGCATACTTTACTCGTCCTACATAGAGTTTGAAACTTCCCACTTGTTGACCGTTCGGGTTGAGTGTGAACATTTTTTTGTATGAAGTTGTAAAATTCCCATACCAACGTGACCAGTTAGTATTACCATCTTGCATCACTGTTTCAAACCAGTCTTTAGTCAATACCTGATAAGTGTCTCCTGTCCCGTAGTCAGCGGTATTTGAAAAATTTGCATTACTTGAATATAAATCAATGAAATCGACCGTGTAAGGTACGAGGTCTCCTGTCCAGTTGTTCTCGGAAAACAACTGAATTTCCATTATATGCAAATCTGTTGTTGTAGTACCATCAGTTACTACGAACTCTGTGGTTGAAGAAGAAGAAGGATATTTGAAATAAATCTCGATGTTGTCGATGGTGAATATAGTGGATGATATAGATTCCACCCTCACATCGGGATTATTTTCATAAGTCTCGAATAGTCCAATAACATCTGTGTTGGATGACAGTTGTTTGGTGGTCGCGATGGCGTAGAAAGATGTGTCGTTGTTTTCGTCCGCGACAACGTCACCACTTATTACCAAGCCTTCGTCTGTGAATTCGGCAGAGGTAATGGACGTTTGAAGAGTGGATACGGAAGTAAACGTGGAAGAGAGTTCGATTCCTGGTTTGAGTTGTCCTAAACCAACATTACCATCCTTATCTATAACCAATAGACCTACTTGGTACATTCCGTCACTTGTGATGGGTTCGGTATCGGTATTGTCCAATGATGTGTACACATCACTGAGTTCAAAGTCGTCGAGTTGGGCGACACTAAATCTTATTGGTGCAACACCAGTTAAAGGTGTAATGTTAGTCTCGAAGAACGTTTTCACTAAGTCAGTATTTGTCAAATCAACACCTTCTTTGTTGAAAACCACGGGAGGGTACACCGTCTCGATGTCTGCGACACTCGAGAAGACCGTAGCACCCGAAATTATGGCTTTTTCGGTAACGTTGTTGAAATACGTGACGGGCATTGTTACGTGGGGTCTAGCGATAGGTACAGAGTCGATACCCTTGAGACTGTTGTTGTTATTCCATAAGTATGCTAATTGATCGGTGTTGAGAGCGGATTGGAAGATGTTAACACCGTAGACTTTCATAGGAACCCGACCGAAAGACGTGTCATTTGTATTGGAGAAATCGCTTTCGCCGTTAATCTGTGCCCGAAGAGTATCTTTGTGTACGTAGAATTCTTCACCGGTTCCACTAAATGTTTCCACATTATTTATATAAATTTTAATGTCACTTCCTGTATATACCCAAGTGTGACGTTGGATAACCCCTGTAGGTATGTCTACACCCGCAGTGCTACCAACAGACTTATCACCAAATCTTGTTGTGAACGCAGCACTTCCATCAGCGTTCTGGCTATCAAGATAAATACAATACAATCTATCACTTGAATTATTGTTTACCGTGTCCATTATCGAATACAAACTGTCTTTTATTTGATAATTGTATCCATCTTTGATCTTGAAAACAATATCGAATGTGAAGGGTTTGTTATCACTAGAAGTTTCGTTTTGGAAGAGTTTAGGTTGTAGATCGATATAAGTACGATTGGAATTCGACACGACACCATCAAATTCAATATAATAACCATCACTATCCCGAGAGTAACTTAATCCCGTGTCATTCATATCAGTGCTACCGATAGACATATCGTTATCATATGTACTTACATCTGGAACAATAGACGTGTCACTCGAATCACTCACATCTAACGACATCACAAGCTTCATCGTATCAAGAAGATCATCGTTTCTAGCCTCCTCTAAAGGAACGGGGACATTAACAACATCGATATCATCATAGATAGTGTTGTTATTAGTAGTGAATAGATATGTGTTAACATAGTTGAGTGCAGTAGCGGGGACTATTTCATTGTAATTGGAGGGATCAACGGGTGATGTATCAAGAACTTTGGTAATTAGCTTGTTAATTTTAGGGTTGTAAGGAGTTTTATTGGCACGTACCCAGACTTGATACACCGATGATCTAATTTGATCGGTACTGTTCCAATCATCGACCTCTTGGTAGTTGTATCTCCAATAAGTTGTATTGCTCTTGTAACCAATGTTTGTCATAGAGTTATCACCGCTGTCACCAAAGATGTAATTGAACACATCAGGTGTTTGTATACCGGTGTGTCTGTTGATAGTACCGAGGTCATCGTAAAGGGTGTAATATTGTGTTTCGAAAGCATTACCGGCAGCTGCTTGGTCACCGTATCTAAGCTCGTTCAACAATTTTGGATCCCAGTGTTTCCAATGCACAACTCTGTCGTTACCCGTTCCTGAAGATTTGGCTAAAAATCGCAATTCCAAACCGTTTGTATAAATAGAATCATTATTTTCTGGTTGTGGAGGAGAACCCAATGCCACACACAATTTATTAAATAAATTATTACCTGTGTGACCGAAGGATCCCCCAATATCAACACTGGTCTTCTCACTCTCAAATGTTGACACATCATCCACATTTATACTATCAAACGTTTGATCCATGATAGGAAAACCGTTTGTATCTTTGCGAACAAAAGATTCGATGGTGCTATTAGTTTCTTCTTTGTTCACGTAGTTCATAACGAGGATCCAAGGGGTTTTGTTTTCGTCAGCGTCGAATACGGAATCAGTTGTTATTTTGTATTTGGGATCGACAGCTTGAGAGGAATACGTGTATCCTTCAATTTCAAGAGAGAACTCAGGTTCTGTAAGAGTCTTAATGACACTCTCGTGCTCAGGATTGTTTAGAATGAAGTCTCTTGCTTGATCCTCGGTTAAGGGCTTGGTGGTTGCCAACAGATAATGAGCGTCGGGTTTGGCGACACTTTTATCTAAAACGACAGAACCAGTCAAACTGATACCTTGTTCTACCAATTCGGCGTTCGTAATCTTGGTCAGTATAGAGGAAGGAGCAGGGAAAGATGGAGAATCGTAAGAGACGAAAGTGGATAGATCGGTTCTGTACACATCAATGATATCTGTTCTTGCGATAGCAACGGTGTTCTTGTGTATCTTAACAACCCAAGGGCCATCGGTATTCTGTGTGTTGTAATACTCGAGTTGTATGGGCTTAGGATTCCAAGTACCTGTTTGATCCTTGTTGAATAAGAGAGCGTATTTATAAGTACTTATGTTGCCTAGAACGATGTTGTTTTCGTAGATAGACATACCGTGTATACCGAAACCGGATACGATATCGGTAGAGGTAGACATAACGGGGTCATCCCCCCAAACACCGTTTACACGTTCAAAGACGTGCATCGTGGTACCGTAGGTATTGTCACTGTAAGGAAGGGTAACAAGTGTGTTTTCGTAAATGTCTACAGAAGCTGAATAAGGAATGGCAATGGATTTTACGGGTGTTACGGTTTTCCCGTCGAACTCAAGTATTCTGGTATGTCTATCAGCGACAGCTATATCACCGTTACTCATAGAGTAAACAATGGTGTTACCGTGGATTCTGGGACAATTGAAATTATGGGGATCGTTTTCTGGATTTGTGTACTCTAACATAGTAAAAGTGGGAGGATTCTCTTCGTTGAGATCGTTCAAGAAGACCGACATAATGTAAAGAGTTGCACCACCGTAAACAAATGTGTTATCGAAGACATCAGCGTTGTAACCATCAGCATTACAATTTGGATAATAACCTAGTTTGACCCATTGGGAAGAAATGGATCTGCTTTGGTCTCTGTAAAATATGTAGAGGTTAGAACCTGCCTTAAATGTTAAAATGTTATCGTTCATACACACCATTCCTTGTGCACTTAGACTATCATATTGACCATTAGAGATACGTTGAATATAAGAAGTTCTGTTTTCATCTAGTTTGAAAACATCTACGAATGTGTCCCCACGAGCAGCATTAGCAACAAAGTTTTCAGACAAAGTTATGTAAGACGATTCTCTTAGACCTGAATAATATCTGTATCTATCGGTTAGATTAGTGGCTCCAAAATCGTAGTTTAAACTGGGATTTTGGATGTACGGAATAACACTCACTTTGCTGTTGGAATCTTCTGTGATCATCACAACATTGTAAGGTGTGTACTTGTTGATAGGTTCAGTATTACCATCTGTATCCATAATTACTTCAGTGACTTCTGTGTCTTGAATGATTAACATAGTGTTTTGAGGTACGTCGTATGTGGTGTAGGGAACAGACATACTGACAGCGTAGTCGTAATACGAAAGAATACTAGTATCGTAATCTTTGGAGAAGACTAAGGGTTTGTATACTTTGGCAATATTAGCGGTACTAGATAATACATTGATGTCGGTAATGTAAAACTTTTCATAAAAAGGGGAATACCTAGTGGACATATTGATTTGAGGGCCTTCGTTAACAACAGGTTGTTCTTGTGGGACACTGTCAACAGTGGTTGCAGAATAATATTGTTGAAGACTGTATAGAACGTTTTCTTTATCGATATAGTTCTTTGTAACGGGATCGACGTTATCGAACTTGTTGTGTAAGATGGGATATTTTTCACTAACGGTAAAGTTTTTGTAGAGTTCGGTTACTTCACTGGAAGATAGATCAATATCGTAGAGTTTGAGATCAGTAAGCATATAACCACCTTCGTTGTAACCACCATTAATTAAAAGTTCGGTGATGGGAGCGGTCATAGTTTGAACGTTTTCAGAGATACTAGAGTTAAGTCTCACACCATTAACAAATACTTTTTGACCATCTACTTGTGTACTTATGTCAGAGAACACGATACATACGTGGAACCAAGTGTGTGGGACGAAATCGAATGTTTGGTAGTAAGAAGCACCGGACGCGATACGCACACGAACATCGGTACCACTAACATTAATACTCATAGTACGATGACCTGTAGCACCACTAAACTTTGCAAACTGAATTTCACTCGTTATCTCACTCACATCAAGCATCACATTCATCCACATACTCAGTGTACATACAGGACGATTAGACGGTGATACCGGAATAGCTACATATGTTGCTGTACGTAAATGATACTCATCCGTCTTCCCAGACCCAAACAATATAGCATTCTTATCAACGGTATCGGTATTGATAGGAATATGATTTGTCTCAACTCCAGATATCAAATTGAACTTCGTATCAAGAGAGTCTTTGTTCTTTAACTCGTTGTAAGAGACAAGAGAAGTAAGTTTGAAGTCGTGATCGATGAAAGGTGTTACTTCGGTAAGAGTGTTGTTGTAGAGATCGGTAATGTTAGTTGTGGAGAGACTGGTGTCGAAGACTTGGAGGTTGGAGATCATAACATTAGTCGCGGGACTTTCTACATTAGTAGTGTTGTTGTATACACCGACAAATAGATTTGAGTATGGTTTGGTGACAGCAACAGCGTTACCAGTGACATCAGTAGGTTCGTAGTAAGTGCCATTTATATAAATTTTTTGTGCGTCAACCTTTGTGGCAGTGTCTGCGAAGACCACACATATGTGGTACCAAATATCTTTATTGAAAGTGTAGTTAACACCGTGAGCTGCACCAGAACCGATATTGATACCGGATGCATTAATAGCAATGAATCTGTGACCAGTAACGCCTTTGAAAGATACGAGGGTATTATCGCCAGTAAAGACAAAATTGGATGTTTTCTTGAGATAGAAAGAAATGGTACCAACGGGATAGTTTGTACCACTGTTAGGAAGATCAAATAAATCCTTTGTTTTAAGGTGACTGTGAGTACCCGTAGAGAACATCACACTCTTGTCGACAAGTACGTCTTTGAGTTGTGCAATTTCGTCATATACATATGTATTGATGTCTTCGTTAATCACATCATCCGTGGTGTATATATGTAGGTTTGTTAAATTCACTAGACTGGCTATAACAGGTGTAGAGTTGTCGTTGCTGAGAACTTTCTCAACGATCATACCGTCTAATTGGAATGTTTCACCTGCATTGACAACACCTTTAATAACCACATTATCATATGCGTTACCTAAAACCATAGAACGGATATCTTCTCTGGTTAGATCATCATTCATAGTCGCAATAATGAAATAAGAAGTGTTATTAACCTTATCCGCACGAACTGTACCCTTGATAACAAGTCCGTCTTTATTTCGGTTCACTTTAGTAATAGAACCAAACATATGCGGAGAGGTGAAGGTTGTAGGTACATAATCTATATTCACAAGAGGTGTGTCGCTGTATGTTACGTCATTCGTAGCATTGTGAGTCCCTACCGCGACAATTTCGTCATAGTACCATCTGTGTTCGTTTTCGAGATATTTAACGATATGTTTGTGATATTGGAATTTAATTTGTACGGGTACTTCGTCACCGTTGACATCTAAGAGATCGCCGGTGTTGTAAGAGATGGTGCTATGCTTTTTCCAGACAACACTATCAAGACTAGAATAAAGTTCCATATCAATTGGGAAACCATGCACGGAGTCACTAGTAGAACCGAAAGTGATTTGTTTAATTGATTTGTCGGTAGAGAATGTGTAATCGATGTTGAAATAGTCACGCATAGGGATAGATACATTGGAGGAGTCTTTCCATAAGGTGGATATTTGTTCTGTATTTGAGTTATAAGTGTTGTTTTGGATTTGAGGAATGGGTTTGGATGTCCCAGTAGAGTTGGAGATAATGACACTGGAAGGTGTGATGTGTACACCGTCTTGCTCGGCGAGAGAGATTTCGACGGTACGAAGGACATTGTTAGCTTCGTTATCACCACTCACGTATTTGGTGGTTGCGTCATTGGCAACACTCAAGACTTTAAGACGCCAATATTTGGAACTGGGTAAATAAGAGTTCATAGTGTAGAAACCGGCAATGTTGTTTTCGTCCACAGCCATAAAGACTACATTGTAGAATTCGTTTCTGTCAATGACTTCTACGCTGTTTGCGTTGATGATACTGGTTTGTGCGAAACTGGTTTCTGTATTAGAGAATTGCTTAATTTGATAAAGAGGTACGTTTTCGGTGTTTATTACAGAGAAGTTGTTTTCGATGAAAGAACGAACAATAGTTTTGTTTGATATATCGACAGTGTTTTTGAAGACAACAGGTGGGTATACGTGTGTTATGGGGGATTTACAAGCGAATACACTAGGATTTCTAAGGATAGTGGCAGCATCGAAAGGTAGATAGTTACCGGAGGTAATGAATGTGTGTGGTTGGTTGTTGTAAGCGTAGTTGGAACCACTTAACTTCCAACGAGATAGACCTACATAAGTAGTATTGTTACTAGAATGTTTGTTCACTTGTATTTTGAAGAGAGTACTGGATACCGGATTAAATTTGACAGTAATAGACTCACTGTAAGTGGTGTTGACGAAAGCATTAGTATTCTTGTATGTGACTTCAACAAATTCTGTACCATTATGATAGAAAATGTTGACAATTCCGGCATAGTAACTATCTCCCGGGACTTGTGAGAACAACATAGAGTCGATGGTTTCTGCACCACCGTAGAATTCGTATACGGCATACATAGTCGTAGTACCACTCGCGCCGTGCCAAGCGTTGTTCCAACTGTTAGTATGATCGTCTAAGAGAGAGCTGACGGCACGAGATGATTGAAATGTACTAGAGGAGTGTATTTTATCGCCGTTAGGTAAATCAATGTAATATCCACTGATAATGGAACTTGAACCGTTACTGCTATTAAGAAGAGTTGTACCACTTACAGCGTTAAGAGAGTGTGATTTAACGTTTGAACCGATAGAGTACATATTGCCCATATGAATACTTAAGTCGAGTTCTTTAATGGTATACTCGTTCATAACACCACCAATAACAGCAACATATAGGAATCCTTTGTTGACAGTGTATAGAGGATATCCGGTAGAGTTATTTTTCATATATACCTTGTCTATTGTGAAATCGATTGTTTGTTCATCTACAGCTCCGGTTATGGTACTAGGATAGATAGCTACTTGTTTAAGGTTGGTCATATCACTAATACTTGTTGTGTCTAACTGTTGAGTGAAAATGGCAGCCATAAACGTTTTATCCTCTGTTGTTGTAAGTTTAATCGATACTTTCGCATTATCTTCACCTAAATTGTATTTAAAGGAACTGATAGAAAAGTCTTGTTGTTTGTATGTGTATAGGTTTAGTTGAGTGTTACCACTATCGTCTTGTTGTACGAACCATTCGAAACCTTTGTTAATACTTGCGAGAGACATTTTTTTGTTGGTGGAGAGGTTTTGTAGGTTGACCCACATACCGAGAGTAATTTTGTCACTATCAGTGATACTGTTGCCGAGGGTTCCTACATTGATAGATGAGTCGACACCATTGAGAGACACATTAGTAGCACCGATTTCTGTGTTGTAACTGTTGTTTTGGAAGACTACGTTGGTGTTGGTACTTTCGATACTCTGTTGGTCTTCGAAAGTGAGATGTTTTCTTTTAAGAGGGGTTATACTTTGAGAGATGGCGGAATTGAATTTAAGAGCATTGGTGGATGCACTGCCGATTTGTAGGTTAGGGAGTTGATCTTTGATACCGAAAGAGAAGACGTCATTTTTATTTAAAATGGTGGTGGATGTGGATTGGGTGGGTTTTATCCAAGTGGATACACCCAAAAAATTGGTATTAACAGTGTCACTAGGTGCTTTAAGAGTGGTTGTACCATCAAAGACTATAGAAGTGTTACCTTTGGATGGTTCTGTGCCTGGAACAGGATTACCTGCATTGGTAATCGCGTTATTACCAAGGATACTCTTATCGATGAAAGTGTCCGCTACACTAGAGAAGGTATCAAATGTCCAATGACCGACTAACTGATTTTTTAGGAACATATCGTTGTTATTGGTCATAGAGGAGTAGAGATTGGTAATTTCATCAGTGGTGAGGTCTCTGTCGTATATTTTAATTTCGTCCATTGAACCAGTAAAAAAAGATCCGTCTTGGTCGTGCCCTAGAGCGAATGCTTCGCTAGATTTAGTTAAATCTATAGTGACATCAGTGGATGAACCGACTACGTTTCCGTCAACATATAAGTTAACATTAGAGGTAAATCGGTTATATGTAAAAGACACATGATGCCATGTATCTTCTGTTAAGTTTGCGTTAGATGAAAAAACGGACATTTTTTATAATATCCTTAGAATAAAAAAAATTTAAAAATAATATTTAATCAATCTGTCGTGTCATTATTTAATACTAAAATAAAGTGATGACGTATTTCTTATTCTCAAGTGGTTTCATATGTCCGACCATATTCAAAACATTCGTAGTCATATACAATGTATAATCAAACAGTTCGTGTGTATCTTCAATATAAATAAAGTGTTTATTTAGACTCTTGACAAACACCTTAACCGCTTTCTTCTTCACATCAATCGTCGCGTTCTTATTAAATCCATCTAATGTATCTTTATTGATATCTATCGTATACGCCTTGTTATTTTCAATAAGATCGACAGGGAATGTGAAGCAACCGATTTCAGGATTATTAAGGGAGCAATCTACAGAAGCTTTTTTCATACATTCTAAGAATTGGTTGATAATTTTGTGTTTGTTGTTAGCAATATTGTATACGAATTGGTCGGTGGTCATATTTTTGTCGTAACGGGACACAATGGTGCGATTATCTTTAACAGCCAGTTGTTTATCAGTCATAATCATAGTGTAAGTGTAGACGACGAAGTTGCGTTCATTTTTGGGTAATGCGATATGTGAACAAGTACGATTTGCTCTACCGATAACCTGATCGATACGGTTTTTGTTCCAGTAGGGTTCGGTAATGTGAACTTGTCGAACGTTTTTGAGAGAAATGCCTTCGGCGCCGGACTGTGTAATGAAGAGTATTTTTATGATTTCGCCACGTAAATTAGTATCTCCCAATTTAGAACGGATGTACTTTGGTAGATTATCTAAATCGTTGTTGTAGATAGATAATAAGATGTTGTTGTATTCGTTTTTCTTACGTTCATCGAGGTTAAGATCAGATTTGAATTTGATGTATCCTTTTTTGTTTGGATCGAAATCAATATTCCATTCATTATTTTTATATAAAATCTTAAATTCTGCGTAACCGACAAGATCCAAACACCGAGATATGATTTCGATACCTTCGACCGAACTGAATTGTGAGTATATCAGAACTGTACCTTGTGACTTAGATATGTTTTCTATCATCTTTTTGAATTTGGGAGAGTATGTGGATAAGTCTTTGGACAGATGATCATTGGTTAAAGCCTTTAATGCCACATTGATCTGTCTTAGATATTCCTCTTTTTTCTTATTGTTCTTTAGATCCTTAATATCTTTTGGTTTTGGACGGTTGATATTTTCAGGGAATACGAAGTTACATATACTACGAGAGTAAGTTTTGTAAACGGATATTTGTTTACCGAATAGACTAGTGGATTTTTTCTTAAGTTCGAGTTTTTTTTCTTCTTTACGTGCGTTTACGTATTTTTCGTACTGATAATTGGACATAGGTATTTCTTCGTTGATAGTAGACATTGTGGGATACAATCGTGGATCGTTGTTGACAAAATGAGATACGGATCCCATAATGCGTCTCATAAAGAGGTTTTTGTTCATCATAGTGAGATCGTGTTCATCCACAAAGAATTTGTTAAAGTCGTCATTAGAGGTTGGTAATATATCGTATTTACTATTAGAAACCTTAAGGGTTTTGACCTTGTAAGAATCTAGTTTGTTTATGATACCTTCGATGATTTGAGAGTTAGATAAGACGTTAAGGTCGTTGAATGAGATTTTATTGTGTATTTTGTTGAAGGAGTTTGGGAGGAGAGTAATATGGATGATAGAGATTTTGGATTTGATTTCGATTTGGTAGGTATCTATTTGAGAAATATTATCTAAGATGGTGGATAAGACACCTTCATCTTTTTCATTGACTTCTAAAGTGTAGATAAATTGGGGGCCTTTAAGTAAATTGATAGTGTAAGCTATTTCGTTAGGAGTGTTGATAATGGGAGTACCAGATAGCAATATCAGTTTTAGATTGGTGCTTTTCATAAGGAGTTTATAGAGAGATGTGGTAATCTTCGAGTTATTGGAAACACCTGATATGAAGTTGTGAACTTCATCAATAATCACTACTTTGTTGTCAAAGAAGTTGGGATTTGTGTATTTTTCTTTGATATCTTTTTCACTAACACCGTTATAATTGATAAAAGAGTAGTTATGTTTAATGATATCACCGATTTGACGTTTGAGTGATGTGATTTCGTCGTCACTGAGGTCGTTATAGTTAGATTTTTTAGATTCGTCGATTACCCAAACACCTTTGTTTGCATCCAACACTTTTTTGGAAATGTAGTCGACCTTCATATTTTGTACAAAAGTCCAGTAATGTTTTTTCATATCATAATACTTGTTACCACATTTCACAATCTCGGTAACATAATTAGATTTAAGAGATGCTGGTAACATAATCACAACTTTTTTGTAGTTGATCAACATTTCGGCTGTAGCGATAGAGGAACAAGATTTACCTACACCTAGACCGTGGTAAACGAGTAAGCCACGATAAGGGGATTTGTATTGTAGATAGTCACGAATGAAACGTTGGTGTGGGAAAAGGGTTAAACGTTCAATTTTTGTTTCGCAGGAGACGTCGTCATCTTTGGGTACTTCTTTTTTGTATTTAATAAAAGTGGAAGTTATCCAACTGGGGAATTGTGGTTGATTGGGAATGATCCATTGTTCTGGATTTGTGTTGTGTTTTGGAGTGGTGTGTGTGAAAGAGGAAACGTTGGATGTATCGATAACAATATCTTCTGGTTTGGTGTCAACTTGTTTAGGAGATTTTTTTTTTGAGGTTTGTTTGTAACAACATTCTTCTCCTTTTTTGTTTTGTTTTTGAACGAAACCGACGGGACAGGGAGGTTGAGGGTTGTTGTTGGTTGAGCACTTTTTTTTGACATCTGTTTTATGGGACATTATTGCTTATCTTTATAGATATCACACAAAATATTAGTATTCGGTAGGAGCATTTTGTGGTCGAATATTTTAGTAAATCCATAACAGTGATAAGATTGTATATCTTCGTCACCGATACATAATTTAGATATAAGATTGAAGAAACAGGCTTCGTCAGAGTAACTGGACATAAGTGTTCCGATAATGTATTTACATTTAGATAAAACTAATAAATTGGCGACAGCATCTATAACACCTCTACTAGAATTCCTTTCGGTATCGATATCTTTTAGCATTATAATATTTTCATTAGGAATAAACAATGACAATTGAGAGTAGGCATTAATGGTGTTTGAAGACAAGAAGAATTTTCTATCATTGTTTTGTAAATACATTTGCTTAATTATGTCTACAAACTGATTTAGAGGGGATGTCTTAGAGAAGTCGCGACCGTCTGAAGCGTCGTACTTTGGGATAAAGTCTCTGTAATGTATACCTACACAATTGGATGAATCGGTTGAGTCAACTATTTGTTGTATGGTATGTGTGAATTGAAGAGATTGGTAGAAGATGGATTTTTGTTGGATAAAGGATATGACGGACATATCTGGATGTTTAAATTCGTGACCTCCTTGAATTACTAAATAGTCCGGATTTTTATGATGTAAGAGATGTAATAAATTGTTTGTGTGTACATCTGGAGCAAAAAGATAGTTGTTTGATTGGTGAATAGTTTGGATGTTGATGGTGTTGAATTGATTGGTAATAATGTCAGTAAGATGACAATTGCATGATTCTTCAGGGTTCCAGATAACGAAAAGATTAGAATGTAGATGTTTAGATAGGATATATGCGGAAGCGATGGCTCTTAACCTATTGCAGAATCCTTGAGTTGGGATGATGACAATATTTGTCATTTTTATATAATTAATTTTATTTAATTGTCGAAAATGTCTTCTTCGTCATCTTTTGTGAATTCGGTGGGTTTGTTAGATGATATTATTATACTAGTAATATCGGCTCCTTCAAATTCCTTTACTATGTCGTCGTGGATGGATTGGAAAAAATTGGCATCTTGAGTCGCCATATCTTTAAAAAAAGATACGGATTGTTTAAAGTTTTCGATCTTACGTTGTTCGATTAGTTTTATGTGTTTAGTAAGACGCTTAGAATCGAAGTTTTTGAGGAAGTTTTTATCACAAGATACGGAGAGAGGTTTATGAACACTATTTAACAAAAATAAATTCATATTTATTTAATGGAAATAAATAAATTGCATAATTATTCGAAGACGGTTCGTTTTTTGGGTAGAATTGGAAGAGACGTTATTTTCACAAAGAATCAAAATGTTCTAGCAAAAAAGATACGTACAGACATCGTAGAGATGGGGCCTGTGTATGTAAAGATAGGTCAGATTATGTCTACACGTGCAGACATATTTCCTAAATATCTAACGGACGAGTTTCAGTATCTTCAGAATGATGTGAAATGTATGGATTATGATACTGTGTCGAACATTTTTCACAAAGAATTCGATAAGGACATTGATTATTTTTTTGAAGATTTTAGCAAAGAACCTATAGCTGCGGCATCTATAGGTCAGGTTCATCTCGGTAGACTCAAAGATAGAAATACACAAGTGGCTGTTAAGGTGTTAAGACAAGGTATTAAAGATGATTTTGAGAGTGAACTGAGTAGTATAATCGATATACTGGACATTATAGGTCGATTGAATCCAAAAAACAAAAACGTTGAGGACTTTCTTTCGTTGTTACGAGAGATCTATAACAGTATAGAGTATGAGACAAACTTTGATATTGAATTGGAACATATGATGAAGTTCAAAGAGTTGTTGTATAGCAACGAAAACATAATAGTACCACGAGTGTATAAGTTGTTGAGTGGGAAGGAGATATTGACGATGGAGTATTTACCATCGATGAAGATTACTGATAAGATAGTGAGTAGTCGTTTTGATACGGAGTTTTTGGCGACGGAGTTGATGAAGAGTTTTATATTGATGATATTGAATGATGGTTATGTGCATTGTGATCCACATCCGGGGAATATAGGTATCAATGATGAGGGTAAGATTGTAATATATGACTATGGTATGATTAAGAGGTTTGATTTGAATATTAAGGAGTATTTTCGAAAGATATTCTTTGCGTTGATGAACCGGTCGACAACTGAGTTGGTGGAGTTTATGTTGGATAGTGGTATATTAATGGCGAAGGAGTCGAAAGGGAAGACGATAGAGTCACTTACGGGATATGAGACGATATTGTTAGAGAGGATGATAGTATATGTGTATAATTATATGAATACGTTGGATGTGAAGATATTAGTTAAATCTATAAATGACGACAAGTACATAGATATAGAGGACATACCTTTTGAGTTTGATCCTCAGTTAGTATATTTGTTTAAAAGTTTCAGCACATTGGAGGGTGTTTGCAAAGAGTTGTATAGTGACTTCAATTATATAGATTTCGTGGGTGAGGTTGTCTTTGATTTTTTCGATATGAATATGATAATGGATAAAATGGTATATGATATCCAGACAACTCGAATCATACCGAATAACAAAGATAACGATGAAAAAATAAAAGGACAAAACAATTATACAAAAATGTCGTTAGAGAGATTGGATAAAAAGTTTGAGGAGCAGAATCGTAATTTCATATTCTTAATTCTATTATCCTTACTTCTCAATTTTATTTAATTATTTCTTCTTTTTATCTTTATTCTTCATATCTTTTTCATAAGCTTCACGAATAGTACGATAGTTGTACCAATTTAATGTACAATATATCATTGTAAAATAAACTATACCACTAGACACCACGTGTACATAATCATTTGAATTTAATGAACATTTTATGTTTCGTTTTCTGTAATGTATCATATGTTTTGGATTTTGAATATAAGATTTCTTGAATGAAAACGGTTTGTTGAATTGTGTTTTAAGTTGTACAGATTTTGAGAGGAACATTTTTACAAAAATAAATCATTCAAATATTTAAATAAATTAAAAAGGATTTAAAACTTAGTTATATGATATAATATGGGAACAAAACAGTATTACTGTTTTGTTCCTCAATGTTCCAATAGCTCAGTTGGTTAGAGCGTCGTGCTTATAATCGTAAGATTATGCTTGAGTTGTATTAATTTACAACACTAGCACGAATAACTAAACGACTAAGTTACGCGAAGGTCACGGGTTCAAGCCCCGTTTGGAACATCTATTTTTGACATCAATTTCAAGGGATCAATTGAAATTGATTATCTAAGAATTCTAGGATGTTGTATGGTGATTCATTGTTGTAAACACCAAGTTTGGCAATATAGTCGGCGTTGTCGTTACCGATGTTGTTGTTATGTGCTTTAACTTTAGAGATGATAGTTTTGTGTTTTCGTAGTTTGATGAGTAAGAGAATTTTTTTGACGGGAATTTCGTATTTTTTGTTATGAACGGTATCATAAAGAAATCCGTGTTCGAGTAATTTCAACGCGACCATACTGTCAGTATAGATATGTAGGTCTTTATCGGGATCTGCGTTTATAATCGCCAGATATATTGCGAAAAGTTCACATATGTTGATATCGCTAATGTTTTTGATATCGAAACGAGTAGATATATTTTTTGTGTTTCGGGAACCGAACCAAACACCGATACCGGATGTTTGTATTTTGTTATGTTCTTTAATCGAAGCGTCGGTATACGCGATGTTAATAAGAGGTTGTGTAAAAGGTCTTATGAGTTTCGTTTCTTTCTCTAAGGGAACAATTTTACGATCAACAGTTATGTTGTTATTTATTAGATGTGAATTGATTAATTTTTCAAAGTTGGTTAAGTCATTTTTAGTTAGAGGATTGATATCGAGTGACACATCGTTACAAATATGATAGATAGCGATAGGATATTTATTGAGAATGTCGTTATATTCTACATCGTACCAGTTATCAGCTGTTTTCATAAGTAGAGATTTAGATGGAATGACACATAATTTATGTATATCGTCAATCATATGAGACATTAGATTTTTGTTAGGAATTATTGGTATACAGATGATGTTTCGAAGAGGAATATAGTCTTGTGTTGTTTTAATTGACTTTAACTTATGATCAAGAAGTCTGGGTGAAAAGATTGTGTTTACGAACGAATTCCCACCGACACTGTTGGGGACAGAGCCGAAGATAGAATGGAAATTTGAAACAAAATGTTTATCGGTTTTCATAGGTATGTTGAATGGATTGAAATTGTCTAAATTGTTAAGACTGAATATATCACATATGTCGTTGATCAATCCATTTTGCATTCTTGACGTCTTCGCAATATCAAACTTTTTGTGTCCATAAGAATAATACTTCATCACCTTATTCAACTCATTACACCAATACTCGTACAAACAATCATTTTCCTCTATCTTTTCCATATCCTTAATATTGTAATACTCACAAAACTTCGTCTGTAAATATTTATATCGTTTGGTTCTTATGTTTCCTATCATAACATTGTTATGGTTATAGAGAACGTGATTGCTACCGAATTGTTGTACGGAACCGCCTTTAACGGTTGGGTGAGATAATTGTTTAGGTTCTTTGAAGTTGATGCGGAGATTGGATTGGGAAAGAAGAAGTGAGATTTTCATTTTTGTTTTGTTCATTATTAAATAATAGGAATCAAATTTTATCGTGGATCATTATTTTGGAATCTGGTTTGTACAGTTCAATTGTCATCGAAATAGTATTTTGGAGAGACATATTTAATAAATTGCCGTTTTCGTATGTATTACCGGATACAATTGTTTGTTGATAGAAGTCGTTATCTAATAGATGTTGGTTGAATTGTGAGATGGTATCCATTACAACTTGGTTGATGACGAATCGACCTTGGATGTTGTCGAAGAAACCGGGGCCTTTTATATAAAAGTGATTATAGTAACCGTTTTCGTTGGGTTCACCATCATTTTGAATAGTATGTCCCTCGCTCCTATTTATAAATCTATTAAATGTCTCAATATTCTCATTGGATATCTCCGCATTTATCTTATATAAATTAAAATTCCTTATTCTTACGTAATCACCCTTACAAAACGCATTCTTATCAAAATATGTCGTTGTTGTTATCTTCAAATAATAGATTTGATACACAGATATATTAAATATCGATTGACCATCCTGACCATCATTTAACAACTCTCCGTTTGGTTTTGTCAAAGATATGTTAATGGTTGGTAAAGACGATAACGGATTAGGATAGAATATTTTGATTTCGTCTTGTACTGGCTTCATTATAAGATATCCTCTACCATTCGGTGTCTGTAAATAATTTTCATATTGTAACTGACAGAAACATTTTCGAATAGTATCGTCCGTACCATCATAGACGTCTTGAAATTGATCAATATTACATAAAATGTAAGGAAAATTAAAGTTGAAATTGTGTGTCGTGTTGTCTCTAGAGAATATATAGTCTTCGTGTATGTCTGCGGGAATAGTAATGTTAGTGATTTTGATACTATAAATGTCTTTGAATGTGCCGATCATACTAGCATCTTGGTCGACAACGACTTCAACTTCTTCGAATCCCAATTCGATCATTTTACCGTCTTTATCTAAATTTGTGGTGAGAGGGAGAGTTGGGTCGTAGGCGTTGTAGAATGTTCCATCCTTGTCAACCCAACCGAAATCATTCTTAATACCATCATTCCTTTCTGTCTTTGTATGCGGAACCGTAGGATTGTTCTCATAATAAGGGATCCTAACAATGTCGTTAGTGTTATATGCGAACTTTACTTTATATTGATAACGAAACTTATCGTGAGTCCAATTACGATCGTAACTGTTTATCAATATATAACGTTTGACAATCCTAGAATCGTGAAAGGACTCTTTCTTTATAATAGGAAATTCTCCCAAACTTTGAAAAGTTTCAGGCACTTTGTTCTGTTCTTCGTTGTTTTTAAGGTTTATTTTGGCGTTTTCTTTGAAGAAAAGAGTGGGATCAACACTCTCTGGAGATTTGTTTAAGATGATAGACATATCTCTGTTTCTAGAGTCGATATAATTGGGTTTGCTTTGATCATCATTTGGATATAGTTTTTTTATATTATCGTTAAAGACGGTTCTGTCGTTCTCTAACTGTTTCATTTTGTTTTCGAACTCCTTTTCATCAAAGGATTGATCCATCAGGACTTTGTTGATGTCACCGAGTTGTTTCACTTCTTTAACGTTTTCTTGTTTGCGACTGTTTTCGATTTGTTCCATACGTTGTTGTACGTCGTTGTTACTTTGGATGGATGGTTCAGTTTGTCGTTTTTGATAGACGACTTCGCGTCGTTCTGGATAAAGGTTGGTGTCCATAGAGTTAGATTGAGATAATTGTGTTTTGATGATTTCTTTTACAATTTTGAGAGTCAATTTATTTTTATCGTTGAGTTCTAGAGATTTGTTGTTAGGATCTTCGTGTACTTTTTTCATAATGGAGAAGAATATGTTTTTAAGGTTAATATTTGATTGAGATAGATTGTAATTGTATTTGTTTGAGAAAACGTTTTCAATGATATTGATTAAAAATTTCATATTGTCAACACTGAGAAACGACATAGTTATAATTAATTAAATTTATATTTTATTTTAAATAATATATTCAAGTATGGATGAAGAGGGTAGATTAATGGATCAAAAAGCAATTATAACACCCCCAAAAATCCCTTTCAAAGACATCCCCACTCGTAAACATCGTTACATTATCGATAGCAGAGATCGTAACAAAAAGTTGTATCCTACACAATCAGCTTATCAAATCCATATGGACGAAAGTCTTACAGATGTCGTAAGTGCTGAGTTAGTCCTTACAGACTTCAAATTCAACAATTACAACATTACCTCACATAATAACATCTTACATACATCTATTGGGGACTTCGAACTAAGACAAGGTGTACAGACTGGCGTCTCATTATCCAACGAACTCACAGACACTACACCATTTATCGTAACATTTGATCCAATTACAGAGAAATTAACAATAACATCTCTTGAAACAGTAACATTAAAGTTTAAGAGTGATAGACAAAGGCAATATGATTATGATCATAGAATAGATGTATATAAAGAAAAAAGTGTGGGAAAGGTGTTAGGGTTTGGTATAGAGGATTATGAGTTGGATGCGAATGTACCATTAGAGGCACCATATCCGGTAGATTTGGAAAGTGCAAATTATATAATTATGTATATGCAGCAAGCAAAGAATTTTAAGAGTAAGAATAATAATGCTCACGATTGTTTCGCAATAATTAATAAATTAGAAAACTCGTCCAATGGATTAGTTATGTACGAGAACAACGTAAAAAAATTTTTCAATCCACCTATTGCGGATCTAAAAAAATTAGTGTTTAAGTTCTGTGACTATGAAGGTAACTTGTATGACTTCCAGAATAAAGATCATAGATTCGAGATTATATTCACAACTCTCAAACAAACCAGATGTTATAACGAAATATTTAATTAAATATATTTAAACATTTAGACAAAATAGTAGACTATAATAGACAATGTTTTCCTATGTTATGTTTCCATTGTGTGTGTATATTCCATTTTTTCTTATCAAAAGACTTACTTGTAATCATAAGATACAATGTAATTATGAATTTACTATAGACACAGATTTGAATAGATGGAATACATTTACGTTACATTTCAATCGTCGTAACAATCCGTATAAAGTAGTGAATATGGTATCATTGATTGATAAGTTTGTGGACAAAGGAATGATTAATTATAGTGACGTGCATGTAACGGTAGACAGTATAGATATTGTGATAAGTAATGATTTTGACGAGTTATCGAGTAATGTAGTGAAAGATATAATGAATGAGGAGATGATAGAGTTTGAGGAACACGATGAACTTATTTTCAAGTATATGACAAGCAAAGAGAAGAAAGAAGACACGGATACGGAGAGTTATACGACAAGAATCTCAAATATGGTAGAGGATATCAATGAGATTCGTGAAGAGATTGTTGAATCGAAAGACAAGGACGTTTAGGATCTACGGAATAAAATAGATCTGTACTTGTGAACGTCTTCATCACGATATTTGGTGTTGATGATTGTATGAAACTCGATATTTTTGAGACATTGTATGATAAAATGAAGACAGAACATACCACATTCCGTGTTGTTGAATTGTTTTTGTATAACGTTTTGGTGAATTTGGAAGTCGGGATCATTGATTTGTTTTTGAATAGACAATCCAAAGTCATGGATTTCTTTAGGAATTTTTGTGGAAACGGAGTCAAAAAAGTAGAAACCGTAGTTGGTTTTAGATTTATTACGATTGAAGAAAACGGCAACCCAGTGAGAACCGGACTGGTTGTGTTTGTCTAAGTTGAATATGCATGCGAATTTGTGAATAGATTTATTAAATTTAGATAAATTAAGATTGCATAATTCTTTTGAGATACACTGAGACATACCATAATATTCGGCAAAATCTATGGGAAATGCTCCCAAAAATTTAAAACTACGATATTTTTTCTCGTATTGCACCATTACTTTCATCAAATCCAAATTTGATAACCACGTATATGGATTTGAAGACCATTCTTTGGGTTGTTTTGGAACATGAGAATTAGTTATTAAATTATTGGTATGATTGAGCCAACAGTGTTCATCGCCGTGGTTGCATAACTTGGACATATGTTGGTTGATAAGTATCCATAAGTCATTTTTTGATTTAGACTTGTAAGCTTTTAAGTTAAGAGTGTCCGCTAAATTAAACAATTGTGTTTTTGAAAAACAGGTATTATGTGTTTTAAGGAATTTAACGTGAGACGGTGAACACTGCATATTTAAGTTAATAATGGAAAAAATTAAAAAATTGATATTTTCATTTTCTCCAAATCCAATTAAAAATATTGTGCTTATTTAATTATAATGTCTAACTTCCAATATAAACGTAAAATCATCGACTTTCTAAATGTTATGAAGAGTATAAAAGATTCTAGTTTTACACACACTAGCATAACAGAACCCGCTGGTTCGTATTATTTGAAGTATGACGATATGATTAAATTTAACGACCTCTATAAGCAAGGTATGAAAAATGGATGTAACTTGTACATGACTGAGAAGCATAGGGACATTTGTCCCATACTAATTGATTTTGATTTTCGTTTTGAGAAAGAAGTGGAACGAAGGTATTCTGTCGATCTTTTCGAGAAGATTATGACATCATACATTCGTGAATTAAAAGAATATGTTGTTGTTCCTGATGATATCGAGATTTATATCATGGAAAAAACAAAACCGAATTACATCGAGAAGAAAGACATTACTAAAGATGGAGTTCACATTATGATTACAAATGTTTGTACGCGACCTTCTGTACAATTGATTTTAAGGAAGAATTTGTTAAATGAGTTTGGGGAGATTTTGAAGGAGTTAAATACCAGTAATGGTATTGAAGACATATTCGACGAGTGTGTCATTTACAAAAACAATTGGCAGATGTATGGGAGTCGTAAGCCTAACTCTGAACCGTATATGGTGACTCATCATTGGACTTACAATAATACTACAAACGAGTATAAACATAATGATATTCTTGAAGATCATACCGAGTATGTTGATATATTGTCAATTCGTAACAAGTACAATGAGACAATTATCAAATCAGATCATAAGGAAGAGATAACGGAGTTGGATAAGACACTAAAGGATGATGAGGAGAGGAAGGAGAACAAGAAAAAGGTGTACAATAAGATTGTGCAGAATCACGAGAGTAACTTCAAACCGAGTTGTGAGGAGATAAATCTGGTGAAGAAGTTGATAAAGATCTTGGATCCCAAGAGGGCGAATGACTATTGTGATTGGATTCGTATGGGTTGGTGTCTTAGGAACATTGACATCGAGTTATTACCCGAATGGGACGAGTTCAGTAAACAGTCACCTAAGTACGAGACAGGTGGTTGTGATCTGTTATGGTATCGTATGAAAGAAGGAGGACTTGGTATCGGTACATTGCATATGTGGGCTAAGCAGGACAATCCCGAAGAATACAAAAAATTAATCAGTGAAGACATCTCTTCGTTGATTTACAAGAGTCTCAGTCTTACGGATTACGATATCGCATTGGTGATTGCGAGGATGTTCAAGCATCGTTTTCGTTGTGCATCACACAAACATCATATATGGTATGAGTATGAGGGACACGGTTGGAAAGAAAAAGAAAAAGGTTACACATTGTTTTATAAGGAGATTCCTACGTTGCTGTTCAACGAGTATATGAAGGCAATTGAGCGAGAGAGTGCTCGTGCGAGGAATGGAGATGACAGGGAGAAGGATATATGTGCGAAGAACATTGAGAATTTGACGAAGATTTCGTTGAAACTGAAGAGTACAAATTTTGTGAAGGACAAGATGTATAAGGAGTGTTCAGGGTTGTTTTACGAGCCGAAGTTCGAGGACAAACTGGATGCCAATCCCAAACTGATAGGGTTTGAGAATGGAGTGTATGATTTGGACAATGATGAGTTTCGTGAGGGGCGACCAGAGGATTACATTTCGATGTCTACGGGCATTAACTATATCGAATATGATGAGGACAATCCTTATTTGGAAGATATTGATAACTTTATGCGAAAGGTATTAACAAATGATAATGTTCGAGAATATGTGTTGACACTGTTCGCAAGTATATTGGATGGTACAAATCGAGATGAGAAGTTTCATATTTGGACAGG